CAGTATTGTGGTCCGAATTCGGGCTGGCTTTCTGATGCGCTAACGAAGGCAACAACCCGTCTGACAGTTTCTTGCGCTTCGGATACAACGCTGTCGCCTGACGGAGCACAGCAATAGCAGCAGGTGATGCTACTTTGGCTACAGGTTTCATTCATTTCCTCAATGCTTCCTTGACTAAATCAGTTAACAGTTCTACTTTATTCTCTAAAGAGTCAACCTTATCTTTAAGGCTTGAGCCCCCATTGGGGCGAAGTTCATAGAGATAATGCTTGACCATCCAGCGCACAGCGCCAGCAAATCCAGCAATTAGAGTAAATACGGCTACGGCTAAACCAGCCCATTCAGTAGGTGTCATTACACAGTCCTTACAGTCATAGTAAGCATGCCACCATAGCCAGTGAATCCTCTATCTGGTGGGGTCATGCGAGTAAATGTGATTTGTTCTATAGAAACCTGACGAGATTCGCCAGTGGTTAAGTCTTGCCAGGTAACAATGTCGCCACCTTCTTCGATACTTTCTAGGGTATCAATTCGGTCTTGGGCTCGGCCTTCATAGCCTACCATAACATTGTACTTGTCTGTCTCCACATCAAAACAATAGACGGGAAATCTAATTACTCGCTGTCTAGGTGTAGCGATTGTAGCCTTAGCCTGATACCCCTTGAAGGTAGGACCTTTACTGCTATCTGTTGCATCTCTAGTTAAAAGAAATCTATAGGCTATGAATTCTTGAGCACCAGCTGGTTGGCTGGTAGTTACTTCTACTGCTGGAACTGATGAGTCATAGCTGACTACATCATATGTTGAGCCGTCTGAGTCTACTGTCTGTAGAGATAGAGAGCCGAAGGTAAATACACCACGGCCTATTAGACGCTTAAAGTTTTTAGGTTCTAGTGTGTTGTATCTAATGAATCCTGTTTTTATAAAACCACTAGTTACTTTTTCTGTATTTTTTTCTATCCAGATACCATCACTTGCTACAGCAAAAGCTACCCTATCGCTAGAGCCTAGGAAAGCTATGCTTGCAGCAGTAGATGTAGTATTAGTAGCAACTAAATCTTTAGCAAACGGAAAGAGTAATGTCCCTAATTCTACAGATAAATCAATACGGTATAGTCCTGCTTCAGTACCAACCAGTCCTGATACATAAGCAAATCTATCCCTGAATGCTATGCCTTTAAAGTCACCTTCAATAATTATAGGGCCATACTTAATGCTGCCATCATCTTGGATTGTTGCGACTCTAACACCTTTGCTAGTGCAGATAACCATATAGGTACCAAGATATACATCTATAGCATTGACTATCTCAGTGACAGGGAACTGCGCTATCTCAGTAGGCGTAGCCAAGTTAGGAAAACCTAAAGCAGTTGTCCCTGTAGTCAAACCAATCTTAAAGATAGAACTATTGCTACGGTTCTTGCCAGCATAGTAAATAGCATTAGGTCCTTCACAGATACTGGTCCATACCCAAGCGCTAGTAGGATGGGTAAAGGTAGCAGTAGGCAGGGCTGTAGTAGCGTGACTACCAGATGGACTTACATTAGGGTTAAGTTCGTAGATAGCATTTGCTACACCAGCCATCAAACGCTGCTTAACAAATCTAACAACAACGCTGCTAGTACCAGTAGCATAGGTAGTATCATCATTTGTAGAGCCACCGATATTACCTACGTGTAAAGCAGTTGTACAAGCAGCAAAGTATCTAGTTCCGTCTGTTGTTATGCTAACAATAGGCTGGTTAGTGTGTGCTGCTACTAAGGTATATGTGCTAGTAGTAGGTGTATCTGCCGACATAGTAATTTTCTTAAGAGCAACACCATCAGTAAAAACAATACAGTCATTAGTCCCATCATTGGCACTCATAACTGAAGGTGTATTAGTAGTCGAATAGGTTTTTACTGTGTCATTAAGAAGGGTTACTTCGCCTTCTGTCCAAACATCTACCCCTTGGCTATCTGCAAAGCGAGATGTGCCTTCGCCAGGGATAAGTGCTGGGTCATAAAAAGTAATGCCAGCCCCCTCGTGAAAGGAAGACTGGCTTCTAATCCACCAACCAGTGAGCGTCTGCTCACCAGGCTCGGGTTGATTATCGAATTGTTCTTTTCTATAAGGAGCAGTCTGGCGGACATAGGGGTTAGCATCATTGATGGCATAGATGAATGGCATACCACCGATAGCAACATCATAGGCTATATCAGTATTCTGCCAGATAGCATCAGTAGCAACTACACCAACATCAACAGCAATCGCTCTACTAGAGCGACCTTCTGTAATATCACGACCAGCCACTTATTCTCCTTGTTGCTCTTGTTCCATAAGTTTTGTCTTTAAATGTTCGTTAGCCCAATACAATGCATAGTAATCATAGTCAACGCTAAAGCGTTTCATATGCTTTACCAGTGCTCCAGTGTGGGCGTGTAGTGGTACACCTGCTGCCTTCATACGGCGGAAGAAGATAATATCTTCGCCTACAAAATGCTCATCTTTGCCATCACCAGTTTCCATAAACATACCCTTACCAGGGTGTGCTTCACGCAGTTTAGGAACAATAGACTTATGCATTAGGACAAAGCCAAACCCTGCACAGTCAACCTTGATTACTTGGTTGTCAGGTAATGGGTGGTGATAGCGTACTTGGAATTCATCTACATCATCAAATAGAACAGGGAACGGGCGCATAAGACTGCCCTCGTTCTCTTTAGATATGAAGTAAACACCGCTAACTACTGGTCTATTAATCTTATCGGCTGTCTGCCAGAGTTTCTGGATAGCCTCAAGGCTAAGTACTATGTCTGAATCTACCCATAGTATCCAGTCTGTCTTGAGTTTATCTGCCCAGTAATCAAAGAGTATCTGGCGTTGTCTGCCTATCTGATTACCCTGCACGCGTATGCTAGTAGTAAAGCGCATACCGTTGTTAGGACCAGCAATTACTGCTGTCATTAACCCTTCAGTAAACTTACCATCGGTAGTCCCATTGTCGCACCAACCGATAGCCACTGTCTCTTGCTTTTGTATCATTGTCCCCTGCTTTCTTATTGCTCTAGTTCATCCCAAGATAGTGTTTCTTCATTCCAACTCCAGAATCCTTCTTCAGGCATAGGAGTAGGAGGTTGCCATAGGTAGGTATCTTCATCTTTAGTCCAAGATGGAAATGGTTGTGGAGCATAGAACCCTACACCGTCAAAGTGGTAGCCAATGCCTGCATAGTTCTTATGCAATGGGCGACCTTCTGGATGTTGGTTTCCGTAAGTGTTGTATGAAGTTTGAACCCAAGTACCACCTAGATTGTTCTCACACCACTCTTTAGTATCAGCAACAATGACACGAAGCACTGTGCTGTCTGGTCCAATTTCTGCAAAGTGAGCCATTAGTTACTCTCCTTCTCCGTTGTAAAGAACAACAGAATCTTTAAGGGTTACATCACGCTTGGTGACATAACCACCTTCTTTATCTAACTTTTCTTTAGCGGATGGTTCATCATCTGCTAGTATCTGGATAATCATTTTAACTTCGTAAGTAAAACAACTTACTGGTTTTTTATCTTTTTCTTTTTTCATTTTATCCCCTTATCTTTATGGTGCATATCGAATAATTACTATACCTGAACCACCTTGCTTACCAGTGTCGGCTCCACCACCACCACCACCTGTGTTAACAGTTCCAACTGTGCCATCTCCTGCTGTAGTTTTACCGTTTCCTCCGCCACCAGAACCACCACTGGCTACATTGGTATTGCCATCATTGGCACCACCGCCACCGCCAGCGTAAGTTACCGAAGAACCACTTATAGAAGATGCTTCACCATTACCACCAGCACCACCGCGTTCATTTACTGCAGAGCCTCCAACGCCAGCGCCACCTACTGCACCTTTACCGCCACCGCCTCCACCGCCATAGTAGAAAGTACCAGCCCCAGCAGCGCCACCATTATTACCTTCTCCGCTAGTTCCTGTACCACCTGCTGCAGAGTTTCCATCACGACCTGCTCCGCCACCTGAGCCACCATTACTACCAGCCGCTTGATAAACTCCACCTTTACCACCACCAGTAGATGTGACAGTTGAAAATACTGAGTTATTACCATTGTTTCCACCAGCGGCACCACCAGCACCAACAGTTACGGTATAGGCTTGAGCAGTTACGGAAAGTGAAGAACCTGTTTTCATACCTCCAGCACCACCACCACCGCCAGAATTTCCACCGCTACCACCACCAGCAACAACTAAATACTCAACAGATAAAGATTGTGTTGGAGTAAACGTTCCTGATGATGTAAATGTGTGAATAAAATATCCACCTGAAAAAGTAATTGTTCCGCCAGTTGCATATGGTGGAGTAATTTTATATGTGCCTGATGAATTAAATGTATTTATTGTATAAGAACCAGATGTTGCTGATGTTCCACCTGTTGCATAATAACCAGAAGGAAGGCCAGTAGTTAAACACCGGGCTATGACTACGCCTGAGCCGCCTGCGGCAGCGTTAGATGAAGTGCTGCGAGCGCCACCACCGCCACCTCCTGTATTTGTGCCTCCTGCTGTTGCATTACCACCAGCACCGCCAGTTCCTCCACCACCAGTGCCGCCAGCGCCCCCAGTAGAATCACCACCTCCACCGCCACCGCCTGCATAAGTTACGGATGAACCACTAATAGATGAAGCAACACCAGTTCCACCTGCACCACCAGTTGAAGTTTGTTCATTTTGACCTACTGCTCCTGCACCGCCACCACCACCTGCTGCTTGTGAAACTCCTGCAGTATGACGACCAGTGCCACCTGCAAAACCTTGATTAGCAGTTCCAGCACCGCCAGAATATGTAACTCCGTTGTTTTGGCTACCGCCGCCACCGCCTGAACCGCCACTAGAACCAGCCGATGCAGTTCCGCCTCCAGCGCCTCCAGCAGTTGATGTAATTGTTGAGAATACTGAATTAGAACCATTTGTTCCAACTGCTCCACCAGCACCTACT